AAGGCGTCATCGTAACATGCATACTTGTCCAGCATTGTGGGTGCGGTGCGGATGAGGCGGTTCTTCTTGTAGTCTGTGAGACGGAGGATGGGGTTAAGGACATCCTGAGAGTTGATGACTGATGTTGTCTGTTATACCGTGGCTTTCGCCATACTTTCACACCTCCCGCCGGAGGTCGGCATAGACTTTACCTTTAAGGGATCACCGGAGATTGTCAGTCCCCTCACCCTTACGCTCGTGAAGTCGTTGAGCCGTTTCCATAGCCTGACATAACGGCCGTAGGAAATTGACTGCGGATTACCACATAACACATCGTTTTTACCATTGGGTTCGGTCATTATCCGAGTTCCTCATCCTCCCTTTCGGGGGTGAGTGGTAGATGTGCCTTCGCAGACTCCCCGCACTAAAGCCGGTTTATTCCGGTAGAGCGTTTTTGCCGTATCTTTTCAATACGACATCGACTACGCACGGCAATGGTTAAACCATCACCGCCACATCGTTAATGGTTGCTGATAGGGTGCTGACCAACTGGTTGAGGGGGAGGGCAGCCAGAGAAAAGTCACGGCCGGGCACACAGATGGGCTGCCCCGCTACTTGGCCGGGGGGATCCAAGACAGTCACAGGCAAAGAGAAATTGACCGTGGAGGACATCAGGATCTTACGGTCCACAAAGACGTTCTCGGAAGGGACGTATATGTTAAACGACAGCTGGGAGGTGGAAGCGGCGATTGCATTGAAAGGAGCATTGGTCACGCTGAGAGCACCCTTCTCTACAGCGTACTTGGCCCGGCTCTGGACAATGCGGGAATCCATCACGGTCAACTTCTCGATGTCAGAGCTCATCTTATATCATCTGGTAAGGTTATTTTTTGCGGGTTAAATCACTCTCAAACGATCCCCTTCTTTCGGAAGAGGCACTTGACGCTCACCGTGGAAAGGTTGTACATGTTGATTGGGTAGAGGTTGCCGTCCAGACGGTTCTTAAAAAAGACTTGAATGTCTATGTTGCGGATCTCCTGCTTGGATGCACCAAAGTCTGTCATGCGGTACTCTGCAACGGGCGTGTAGTAGGTGAACTGACGATAGGCCTCGGGACCCGCCGTGCTGGTGTCCAGAGCGATGTCCGTGATGATAGGCTGGAAAGCAGACTGGGAGGTGGGGGCTGAGTCGCCCAAGTTCCCAGTACCCAATACGTTGGGTTGCCCGGTAGCCTCATACTTGATCGGAATGAGCGTGGTAGTGAACACAATCGACGCGATCGGAGACCAGAGAGATCCCGTGCTCTGGTAGTCCTGCTCCTGCCTGTAGTAGACCTTCTGCTTTGCAATCGGGACGGTGCCGAGCGGGGGGACGCCGGAGTAAGGGCTGAGACGATAATCCACGACGTTCTGGTAGAAGTTGTTGTAAAACAGGATCTCGTAGGTGTAGCCGAAGGGGACGGGAGCCGGGAAGCCCTCTGCCGTAAGGTTGGTGGTGTTCCAGAAGTCGGCATAGAAGTTGTTGAGGAGACCGTAGAGGTTGGTATTGAAGAAGATGCGCATGACGGGTGCAGTCTGAGGAGAGGCCGTTCCCGCCACGTAGGGGGTAGGGGTGAAGGCCGTGATACGAGCACCGAAGCCGTCCGAATCCGCAAAGATGCTAAAGAGTTTGCTCTTGTTGTCGTAGACCAGCTGGGGTGCATTCACGTAGGCCAACCAGTCAGCATAGGTAGGGAAGGGAAAGGGATCCGTCAGACCCGGGGTTGCTGCCCACTGTGCAGCGAAATCGGCATAGAGAGTGTTGTAAGCAGAGGGACTTCCCGTCACGGCAGGATCCCCGCTCATCGTGGTCTGCCACATAGACACGAAGTGCGTGAAGGTGTTGACATAATAATAGTCTGTGGAGATGTCCTGCTCTCTGAGAGGGGGGCTGGGTATGGGGGCTACTGACAAGTTGTAGTTCTCTGGCAGAAACTCTATGAAGGTAGGGGTGGGGGTGATGGCAAAGGTAACAGGATTCGGCAGATTCGTGTTCCACGTCTGCTGGTAGGTCACAGCTATCTTGTAGGTCGTCTTGTTGACATTGGACTGACCCAGTTCTATCGTGGGGATGAAGATGGGCAAGTCCAAACCGGGGCCGTCCATCGTGAAGCGGATGATGCTGAAATCATACTTGGACGTATCAGAACAGAGTGCAGTGTCACGCGTCTCGTTGAAGCGGATCTGTGGGTCTGGTAGAACATTCCCTGCCACCCCCAACGTGTCTGCGGATGTGTTGTTGATGATGTCTGCGTTGAAGTAGATATAGTCCGGAAGACCGTCACTATTACTGGTCCCTTCATACCGGATATTACTAGTACGGGTCGTCATTCTACAGTGGAATAACACATTTATTTTCTCAACTTTTCGAAGGTCATCGCTGTGACAAAGTCGTCAGCTGACTTGCCTGTGTCCTCGATCATAGCGTGATACTCATCAATATCTTTGCCATCATACATCAAGCGCACGGCTGAATGGCGGCCGCATGTGGCCACATTTGGCGATTCCCGCTGGAAATCGTGGGTGTTGTAGTACACGGGGAGACCCGTGGCTCTCAAGAGTCTCGTCAGATCCGGCCGCTCAATATCATACTCCTGCAATCGGCTCTTTCCTAGACCTTTTTTCTGCTCCTCTGGCTTATCACCGTAAGGGTCAAAGAACTCAATCATCTTGGGACGACGAAAGAGTGCCGTCCAATGACCACTATGGGGACCGCTATTTGGGAATAACAGAATGGCGCGGCCTTTCCTATCAAACAGTTCGTTGGCATCGGTGAGATCTTGCAGTTGCGGATAGTTCCATATTCTGATATCACGCCCTAGTAGGCGACGTAGATCACCATCACTTAGTGGGTATCGCTGTGCTTCCTCCATTCTAAACTCTGAAAATATTTTATGTTACCAATAGAAAGAGATGTCCTACGCCAACTGGTCGGCTTTTACCCAATATCAAGTCGGCAACGTTGTTCAGTACAACGGCTTTCCCTACGTGGCGCAGTTGGTATCCTTCGGGGTGCCTCCATTCCCGGTGAATGCATCGTGGGTACTACTGGATAGTGGTGGATCCGGCGTCACTCAGCAACTGGGGCAGTCGGGAAATGACATCACCCTCACAGGAGGGGGAGGGTCGGCGGATGTCAGCACGACGACCGCAGTGGCAACGAGTACGCAGAAGTTGGGTGGATTGGCTTCCTTTGACAGCATGTTGGTTCTCACCTCTTTTGACTCGGATGTGTTCATTGGCAACCTCGGGGGGCCTCCTCGCAATCTTACCGTGAATGGCTATGGGGAACTCTACCAGATCCGTGATTCTGTGGGGGCTGTGGGAGCGGTGGGGGATGTCTTGGGCATCAATCCCGTGGGGGCTACTGGTGCCCTGCTCTGGACGGCAGGTGGTGGTGGTGGTGGTACTACTGGTGCAACGGGTCCTACTGGTGCAACGGGTCCTACTGGTACAACGGGGGCTACTGGCGCAACGGGGCCTTTCTCTCAGTCCCTTGCCAACAAAATCCTCGTGACTGAGACCCCCGCCCCCGCAGGAGGCGTCACGAATCTGACGTGGAGTACTGGCGATCCCCCCAATGTGTATGTACCCTACGGCGTCGGGACGACCAACACGACTCTGGCTCCCATCGACCCCGCTGCGACCGGTACTGGATGGCGATTCAGTAAAACCTACTCTGCTCTGCCTATCTCTTCCATCTTGGCAAATCCGCTCATAACGGGAGAAACTTACACCATCGTCGCCGTGGGAAACACCGCACTAAACTGGGTTGCGATGGGGGCTGCTGCTGCGACTGCTGGAACTCAATTTACTTACAACGGCACTGCTCCCACGGGAGGGTTGGTTACGCCCGGATCCGCATACCCCTCTACCAAGATTTCGTGGTATTCCCTCAACGCTCTCTTTGGCCTTTCGCTTCCACAAGGAGCAAGTGCCGTTCCACCCACTATTATCCCCTCCATCGCCATCAAGAAAAAGAACCTGCGCAATGCGTGGTTTTTAGTCAAGATGAACGCCGATATTGCCCTCCAAGGGTCTTGGGCTATTCAGATTGATACTTACGCATACCAGTTCGGTGGTAACACAACGAACAACTACACGGGTCGGTGGGCGTATTCTATGCCTCAAGAGCGAGGACAAGGGTTCAATGCCGCCGTTGCTACGAACATCACAACGGCAGCGGGTCTTCTCTTTCCCCGTCTTCGCTCGGGCTTCACCTATCTGCTCTATGCGGGGGATATAAGTCCTACTTACCTCCCACTCCAAGCGGCGGGAACGTATCAAGTAGGGGGTGGTGCTCTCTTCGCACCTTCCCAAGCCACCACGGAGAACACCCTTCGTGATCCTTTCAATCTCTACACGACCTATCCTCACTTTGGAATGACTGCCACGGCTTACACTCCCAATGCGACGCAACCAGCCTTCGGTGGTTCAAGCCCCTACTCTGACGAAGCGGATGTGGAGGTAGCATCCATCTACCTCAATACTGATTCAAAGTCGCCTCCCGCCGGTGTAGGCCAGACCACAATGGACTTCAACGTTATGGCCTTCGGCTATAGCGGACTCGTAGAAGGCGGAGGGGGAGAGCAGACGTACAGTTACGAGACCTCTTGGGTCTAACGGAGATCATGATCATCGTTTCCTGATAGAAATGACCAGATCCGACATCTCGCCGACTGATGACCTCCACCCTTCAGACCCTTTATCTTGCGCAGACTGATAGGACCCACCAAGTCTTTATCTACATGCAGAGAAGGCCCCCCAGTCAGTACAGATGCAAGACGGGCATACGACCATTGGGCAATAGACACATTTGGACGAGACCCAGAGGATCCATACGCACCCGC